CAAGTACTTAATTTAAGTACTTGGCTCTGATGGCTAGAACGAGAAGCTAAAGTCGCTCCAATGTCATAAGGCCACAAAGTGGCCTTATCCATGGGGAGTACTTAACTTCAGTACTAGACGTTACCTTAATAAATACTTAAAGTTCTCGCCGATGGATCCAACGTGTTCGACCATTTAGGCATCCAAAAAAAAGGCACTGTAGCCACTGATAACCCATATAAATTATTAAAAAGACTACGGTAATAAAACATTTCAGGAGTTCTTGGAACATTCTCAATAAATCTTATTTTTTCCCATCCAGATACAACTAGATTCGCAGATTTTTCTTGAGCTATTTCATACCATGATTTTTCTCCAGAAACACCATCACTAAAGGCCTCCTTTCTTCTCCAAAGAACTTCAGGAGGTAAAGTGACACCATCATCAAATGCTTTGCGTAAAAGCCACTTTTCACACATTTTATCCTTTACCGGTCGACGATACTTTAGAGGAATCGACATAACAGTTTGAACAAATCCCTTATCTAAAAATGGTGTTCTAGGCTCAAGACCGTGCGATGAAATACAACGATCACTTCTTAAAACATCAAAGGTATGAATATTATGTAAAAGATTTACAACCTCTTTCTCATAATCTCTTTCAGAAGGAGCATTATTTAAATACAGATACGAGCCAAACACTTCATCCGCCCCATCCCCATTAAAAAGAACCTTGCAGTCAGATCTTCTAGCAACCTCTCGAGCTATTAGCCAATTTCCAACAGACGCCCGCACGGTCGTCGTATCATAGGACTCTATATCACGTATTACATCTGGAACGGCCGAAAAGAATTCATCCGAAGTCATAACAATCTCTGTATGATCTGAACCGATCCATTTTGCAACAATTCGAGCATGCGCTAAATCAGAACTTCCAGCCATTCCAATACTAAATGTTTTTAATGGCTCTGCACCAGCATTTCGTAATTCATTTGAAACAAGCGATGCAATAAGACTACTATCGAGACCTCCACTAAGTAGTGCAGCACAGGGTCTGTCAGTTAACATACGTTTTTTTACTGCATCCTCTAACGCAAATCGTACTGCATTGGTTGCAACATCAATCTGTGAAAATGCTGGAATTTTCATTAAAGAAACTGAATGATAGAAAGCAGCGTATCTTAAATTAAGTGTATCTATATCATACACCTCAAATCTTCCCGGATCAAAATGAGAAACGGCCGATGTATCGTGTATAATTGTTTTTAACTCGCTTCCAAAATAAAGTTGTTCTAACAACACTTCCGTATTTGAACTAGAGTGTCGTTTAAATCCCTTGTATAGCGGACGAACACCATATGGATCTCGTGCAACCACAATTTGTCCGAGATCTTCATCGACAATAATACACGCAAAAACACCATCAAAAAGTCGAAACATATCCTCTAGATTTCTGTATCTAAAAATCTTATACATAGCACCAACAACTTCACAGTCACTCCCAGACTTGCAACCTAGATTATACTCATTATTAAGATGCATCCAGTTGTATATTTCACCATTTACGATCCATGTAATATTACCCAGTTTCATAGGTTGCATTCCAGCATCTGTTAAACCATTAATAGCTAACCGCGTAAATCCTAGAATTCCAATATCTGGAAAAACAACATGGGCGGAACCCTCTGGGCCACGTGATTTTAAAGATAATAATGCTAGCTCGCATGATTGCATATTTGAATTTTTTCCAAAGGTCGCCCATATTCCACACATATCTATTTTAAAAACCCATTTTGTCTATAGGCCTTTTTATTATACTTCTAATAGAATGAACGCTAGCGATAAAATAAAACGCGATATGACTAAAACAATATGGAATAACTATGTAACAACTACGCTTTCTAAACAGTCTGCATGTAATTATAGTACATGTGGGAGTAGTCTTGAAACAGTTGGATGCGTTAAAAATTTTACAGACTACGAACAACGCTATGAAGTTACAGTGGGTCGACAGAACAGTGCTACATGTGCCACTTCAGCATCCACCTTTTGTTTTTAGTCGTTATGGGTTAAACAATAATGTATTACATACTTTATAGATGTCAATCGAAAAGACAAAGACGGAGCGAGTCAAAGAAGGAATTACAATTCTCAAAAAGTTGCGTGATATTGGTATTGATTCCAAAGATAGTGGTTTTAAGAGAATACAGGGGGAAATCTCAAATTGGGTAAATACGGGTGAAGAACTCGCAGTAACTGTGATACCCTTTGCACATTACGATAGAAACGCTCATGTATCTCTTCCAAAATACGTTGGATCAACTGCAAGTATTGTACTAAAAGTTATTGATCCAGATGCATACACCTAACGTATTTTGGCACTTGACGGTAAGAACAAATATCAATAAAAGGTCTTTTAAATCTCTTTATAAAAAAGATTTAAAAGCTCTATTGTCAAATCTCAGCACATTTGATGGGAGTGTTATAACCATCCTATAACACAAACGGTAGTTACTGCCATCTTATAAATAAAACATTTTTATATATTGCTGTATGATGACACTTCCGTCCACACGGCCACCTCTAAACTGTAAATTATAATATTTGCTGTAAGGTGCCCAATGTATCATATATGTATATCTTTAGGTACCATATTAAAACCGACGCCATCCACACTCGGCCCAGTCTGATACAACCTTTCGCACTGGATCATATCGAACATTATCAAGTTGGGCGCGAAGAATTTCATTTGGTGTAATAGTCTGAGGACCTTTTTCACATAGAACCTTAAACAAACTTGGACTCCACCCAGAAAGCATGATAACCCCCTCCTCGTCAGCAGTTGCATGAAAGTCATTTGTATAAGAACTTGCTACATTCCAAATAACAATCTTTGGAGGAGTCCAGCCCCCATTCACACCCCACATAGTTTCACCCGCACGCTTGAAACTCTTACAAATCATCTGGTAATGTGTCTGCCATGACTCAGTCTTTACGACATTATTATAACTATTATTTGTGTAATCACTCTCCTCATTTAAACTACACGCCTTGTCAAATCCCATATCAGTAATAACAATCAAATTCTTTGGCTCAGAACCAGGGGCCACACGCTCAGACTTCAAAGTCTCTAGAATAAGATCCATTGCCTTCTGAAAATCAGTACTTAGCCCCTGACACATAAACTCATTAATAGTACTAAGAGATTCATTCAATGAAGCCCCCTCAGGAATTTTATGCCAATTGGGCGTAGAATCAAAGGTCATAAAACGATTCTTAAAAGCACCCGTGTTTAGTGAAGCAATCATTAGACCCATTGCCATAGATACATAGTATGGCAGACCCTTATTTGCCTGCATTGATCCACTAAAATCACACATTGCAACACTGGAACCAAGACCACCAAGCTCCCTTACTTCTGCAATCATTGACGACCAAACCGCATTTCGGGCGTGAATTTCATCCTCGCTCGTACTCGTAATCATACTCTTTACAAGTTCATGCGGATAGATCGTATTAGTACCATTGATTTTCAGCTCACCATCAGCAACACTCTTAAGAAACATTTTAAAGTTATTACGACATGCCACCCGCTTCTCATCCGTATTACGAAGCATACCACTCTTTGTCTCATTCAGATAGGCGCGCAGTTTAATCTCTCGCGCTCGCCCAGGCACCATCTTAGGATCAATCTCATCCCAACGATTCGCACACTCAAAGACTTCCACAGTTTTCAGTGCACGATTTAGAGCGGATGTACGTTTACGGTATGATGCCATAGGTGTAGGGGCTACACGGCCGACTGGATCCATATCCCAAATAAACATAGCAATACTCTTTGCTACTGCATCATACTTATTACCCTCACGTGGGAGCCACTTCCCCAAAAGTGAAATTTCAACAATTCGCCCGTTTCGAAGAGAAAGCTCATCACTTTTAAGTTGATTCAGGATCATCTTATTTGTCTCAAGCTGAAAACAGTCATTCGCCCAAGGATCCGCCTTCAGATGAATAATATCCATCCATGATCCATACTCTGGAACAAGACTCATTAGACGAATAACAAGATCAATATCATATGATGCGAGATTTTTAATCATCGTATAGAAGACTTGACGTTCACCCTTACCACCACGCACATCGCGTGTCTGAAACGCAAGAACAGCCACATCTGCGTATGCCTTATTTGTATCTGTCTCTATCACCTTATCCTGCCACGCAGTAATATCAGCACATGAAGCCCCACGTACGGCCTTCATATATGCTACGAGAAGATCAGAATTAACGTCATCTGGCGTGTAAACATCTGAACCCTTCACACCAACTGCTGTAGAATTCATTCTAACATATTTTAGAAGAATACGAAATTTCAAATTTACTGCAGACAACACGTTAAAGTTCTTTAACCCAAACTTTAAATTTATCAAGTTGAGGTTTCGGATCTAGATCATGTGACCGTTTTACAGTGAGTTCCGAATATTTCTTATAATAAAGAGAATCTGTTTTGAGTTTTCGAATAATTTGAACCCACATATTAATATTATCACGTCCCGCAAAAATACCGGCGTAACTTAATGCCTCTTTTAAACCAGGGGTAGGATTCGCAATTACAGGAATACCAGAGGCACAGGCTTCAATTGCTACACGCCCCCATGACTCATGCATTGATGGTACAAGTAAAATACCTGTGACATTGTAAACAACTCTCATATCGATTTGTGATTTCCAAAGAGTAACATTTGAACTCGAAGGAACTAATATTTGTTTTGCATAATCACCTGCAACTCCTAAAAATTCATATTCAGGAAGGGCCGTCGCAATTTTAAAGAATTGTTCCACACCTTTATTTTGGTTCATATTTACTAAAGTAATATATCTACGCTCAGAATGTGTAATATAACGCCTCCAATCAACCGGCGGATTTAAAATAATACTATTGAGGGCATATTGCCGATTTATATTAGCAATCCATTCACTATTATTTACAATATTCACATTATTATGAATAGATTTTGCTTTTACAATCCATAGCCCAAGACTATCATCATGTGCAAAAAGAACAAGTGGTTTTCTAGATCGTGCAGAAGTAATTGCAGCTGTTTCAATTACTTGATACTGCGAAAATATACAGTGTGCCCTAGAAATTGCAACTTCAATTTCCGTTTTTTGATAGAATTGCAGTATTTCAACATCTTCGTAGCTTGCCACAGAACTGTGTGGTACAATTACTATAACCTTCCATCCAAGAACTTCAATAAAATATTTATTAATATCATGGGCCATACATTCGGCCCCCGCCTTAAAATCAGGAAGATAATGGCGAACTATCCAGACAATTGTAATAGAATCAGATTTCTTACAGATCTTCCAGAAATCTTCAGGCACTAATGGTTCGCGAAAGGGTGCTAATCGATTTTTATTAGTAAATTCAACATTTTTTCGTACATAAAGTATTAAAAAAAATGCAATAAAGACTGCCAATATAATTGTAGTATCAGATAGATACAATTTTATTGTCATATTCGACACACCTCCCTATTTCTTATGCCGATTTTTTCTAGTTGTTGCATGTTTAAACGTAAGTATTTCATTCGACTGTTTTCCATAAACAACATCGCTTACAACCATCGACTTATCCTTTGTTCTCGTGTAATGTTTATATAACTGTTTATAATCATCTGGTGCATCACATGTCGGACAGCCGTCCTTTTTATGTTGAGAAGTATTTGAATCACTTGTACTTACACGAGGCCCCACAAAAGTCCTAAAATAATTAATATAAACATTTGGATTATTAAGTATTAAAAAATTCTTTATAATTGATGAACCTGTTATATAAAATTCAATATGTGTATCGATTGGATAGACATCATCTAAAAGTTGTTTCGCAACATCGCGTGTTATCATGTAAGAATGTGCTCCACTGAAATTATATATCTTATCCCATCCCTTTTTATCACCCTTCATATGTTCTACAACGAGTGTATTATGATAATAGCCTAAGACCCATAGCCCCCAGTCTTCAGGAATTTTTTTATATTCCTCATTTATCTTTTCAATATCCTCATAGGTCCATACTGCATCATCTTCCATTACGATACAGACTGGAGAATTTGATTTTAAAAAGGTTTTCCATATATTCGCATGACTAATTGTTGCTCCAATCGCACCAAGAGTTGCAATTTCATAATGGGAACGTCTGTAGTTTCGATAAATCCGCAGTTTTGTTCCCATTGATATTCTTTTATCCTTGCGGAAATCGAGTTTTTTTCCATTTACACCATACACATGGTGCAGATTCTTAAATTCGGGTATTGCCTCCTGTGATACAAAACGCTTCCATCTATCTTTACGCTCCTTCATGTTAATAACATAAACAGGCATATCTGTTATATTGACAAATGTCTTACTATCCATAAGAACAGTCCCTATTAATTACCATTTTTTTTCTTACCAAAAGCTTTAGCCTTCGCTTTTTGCTGTAGCCCAGTTTGGTATATTTTAATTGCGGCCTCTACAGTCAATGCCTTCGGATCTACATTAGATGGGACACTTACAAATTGCCGTGTTTTACTCGCACCCTCTTTCTTAAACATATAAATACCATATGGTCCACGCCGGAACTCAAATCCACCTAGTGTATGGAGAACACTTTCTGTTTTCTCTTTAATCCTGTCGCAAATTGTATCAGAAGTATCACCGTCCTTCCAAGGAATATTCACAGTGCCACATACAACATATTTACCAAAGGGTCCCGTTCGTAGTACCATCGGTTTACCATTGTACTCACCAATTTCAGATGTTTCCTTATCCTTCTTTTGCGCTTCTACATGAGCTGTTGCCATTACTTCCGTAATCTCAGAAAACGCAACACCTGCCGGCCAACCATAGAAGACTGTATCATCTTTGTTTGCACCCTCAATAAGAAGAATTGGGCCCTTCTTTGACTGGACTGCCTTAATACCAGATTCAAAGAGAATAGTGCGTGAAGACTGAACCTGTGTACCCTTCTGCTCCTTGAGTTCAGTGTAATGATCCTTAAATGATTCCCATGTATCGCGACATAGATCCTTCCACTGCTCCTTTCCTTCCGAAATACGATCTAGACGCTCTTCCATTTGTTTTGTAAATCCATAATCAAAGAGGTTCTCAAATTCACGAACACAGAATTCTAGTGCCGACTTCCCAAGCGCAGTCGGCACAAGTTTGTTCTTTTCGGCACCCATTTTTTTAGTTGTTTCAATCTTGGTTGGAGGCCACAGGCCCACTGAATTTATTTGATAATTTACTAGACGAACATCTCTTGCAGGTGTGTCTTTTTTCTCAACATATTCCTTATCAAGAATCGTACCCACAAGAGAAGCAAAGGTACTAGGACGACCAATACCGCTACGCTCCAATTCACGTACAAGAGTGGCCTCTGTAAAACGCCCCTGCGCCTTACTATCCTTTGTAGTTGCCTTTAGTTCAGTCCACCTTATCTTTGAACCAACATTTAGATTCTGACCGAGAGTCCAAGCTCCAGAAGGAGCCGTACTGGCATCATTCTCAGTATTCTCATCGAGATCTGCAAGAGGTTGCGCGACCTTCTTCCAGCCTTGAAAGAGTGTTCTCTCCCATACAGCCTTCCAGAACATTTCATTTGAATCCCCTGTAGCAAGAAATCGCACTGTACGCTCTTCCCCCTTACATGGCGACATAACACTTTGAATGGTTCTGTTCCAAATAAGCTTATAGATTTTTCTATCAATTGCCGACCAGTCCTCCGCATCTGGTAGGCTCGTAGTATCAATATGTGTAGGGCGAATTGCCTCGTGTGCCTCCTGTGGAGCCCCTGCAATCTTCTTCTTTGCTATTTGTTTCGACGGCACTGTAGAAGCAATATAGGCATCTCCATAGGTTACACGAACAAATGCTTCCGCATCCTTTTTTGCTTCATCCGATAGAATGGCAGAATCTGTTCTCATGTATGTAATGTAACCTGCTTCATACAATCTTTGAGCGATCTGCATTGTCTTTTTGGGCTGAGATGAATACAGGGCAGACGCCTCCTGTTGTAGAGTTGAAGTAATAAGTGGCTTTGGTGCAGATACCGATGTGTTTTTCTGATCGACAGATGATACTATGCCCTCGGATTCGTTATGAATATTTTCAAGATAATTCATGGCTGATTCCTGATCCTCTAGCGGATCTTCGAGACGCGCATCGAATCCAGCATCACTGTTCCACTTGCCACTAACAATCCAAGTAGTTTCTGTCTTAAAATCAAGGATACTAGTCTCTCTCTCAGCAACTAGACGAAGAGCAGGTGTTTGGCATCGACCTGCAGAAAGTCCCGTGCCGACGAATTTCCAGAGAAGGGGTGAAATTGTGAAACCGATCATCATATCTAGAATCGCTCGAGCTTGTTGAGCGTGGGCGCGAGAAAGATTAAGTCGTTTAGGATTCTTTAGAGCTGTTGTAATAGCATCCTTTGTAATTTCATGAAAGACAATACGAGGAGTTGTATCTAATGGGAGACCGAGTAGAACTGCTACTGAATATGAAATGGCCTCCCCTTCACGATCATCGTCTGATGCTAGGTATACCTGTGTGGCCTCCTTCGCACACGCCTTTATTTGCTGAATGGCCTTACTCTTATCTTTTAGAAAGGCATAACGAGGTTCAAAATCACGCTCTAGACCTATAGCATCTAGACCCTCATCAAGAGCTCGAATATGACCCATTGTAGCAATAACTTTCCACCCAGGTCCAAGAAATCCCTGAATTTTGGAACATTTTGCTGGTGATTCAACAATAAGTAAAGATGCCATTTGTAAACTATTTTACTGGATTATTTTAATCCAATTTTATTAGTAGGAGCTACCCTAACGAAAATTTGAAGAAAAACATCCAAGTATAGCTAATAATGAATATTGCTCTATCTCCGCAATCGCTAACGCTACCTGATAACTGTTTCTATTGTAATGAAACACATGTAAGATCTTTTGAAATTCGCCATAATTATGGTATTAAGGCATGTTTTAGATGTGGTAGATATGCTGTCAGAGATATAAATGCTTTTATGCATCGTGAAGGTATTATTCCTGTTGATTATGCAATGGAGCATAATACACTAAAGGACTTTACAAATGTACTATTGGAAGAATTTCATGTTAAACGATCAAGTGGGGTCATCGAGATTGGATGGACTCTTGATACTGGCTCAAAATTAAATCGCAAATTCTTTGTTTATGATACGGCTACAAAGGTTTGGCTGATACCTGTAAAAAAGAACAATCTTACAAAAAGTATTAGTGTATATGAAATTATGCATAATTTTCCGCAAAATACAAGGTATATTGCGGAAAATGCAATTAAAGTGATGAATACTGGTGTTTATATTGCAGATGCAGTTCAGCATGATAGGGTTGTAAATAGCAAAGCATCATTTACAGTTGAAGATGATTCATATGACACCTAAAAAAATAAATGATAAATATGAGATGAAGTACATTTACAATGCGAAAGGTTTTAGTGTCGTTCAGTCAATATACGAAGAAGGTGGATACTGGTTTTTGAAGGACTATGAAGGTACTATCTATAATTTTGAAGATGTGACTAATGATGGGGAAGTCTTCAATCCAGTCCTTGGATGGATCCAAAAATTCTATCTTCAAACCGATATTCATATTATTTGTGATGCATCTTTCGTGATTTACCACCACTTAATTGGCTCTGGCTAACGCCCAAACTAATACGCAAACATCATTCCACCACGCCCACCATAGACTCTAAACATATTATATGTCTGCGCCCATACATACACAGTGTAACGTGGAACCTGTGTTGAATGAGGAGAACCACGTAAGGATTTGAATTCTAGATCGAGTGAAATTGTATGAATTTTATCAAGATTTGCCTCCCCAGATGGCAATGAAGGAGGTGTATTTCCATGATTCAAGCCAAAATGGAAATTGTAGAAATATCTATTTACAAACGGCGATTTTTTCATTTCATAGGATGGTACAAAAGATCGAAACATAGACGGACTTGTTGTAGTATAACGTATGAGACGACCCTCATAAACTAACATTATAGCTGAAAGGGGTTCCGAATCCCGAAATTGAAAGGCAGGTACTAATAAACCAGGAGCGCGAGAATTTATAGGATATGCGTTAGGCCACCAAGGAGCTCCTGAAGCATCGACACCTGATAGGTCACGTGTAGCAAGAAAGGGTGCATTAAACATCGGTGCTTCATATCGCTGTGCATAAAAAAAGATATTTCGTGTAGGATTTGGAATACGAAGAGGAATTGTCGCACGTGCCGATCCGTTTGTATCAAAAGGATCAAAGGCATAATGCTGAGTTATCGGAATTTCTATATCAGAAATGCGAAATCTGTTTGCTTCAGGAGCATCAAGATATATATACTCGGCCATGATATAGGTATCTCCAAGTTGTAGTGTGTTTGATAGTTTAATATTTGAAATGGGGGATACTCTCTTGCCGATCGTTGGAAAGCCCTCTAGACCATACAAGAGAGTTCCAGAAGGATCATTCATATAGAAGGGAGATCCCTGCAGAGGATAGTATCCTGAGCCGGCAGTTTGTGGAGATCTTTCATTAATAGCAAGCTTGGCAGAACTAACATAGAGTGAATTTAAGGTTGCAAATTGAATCGTGAGTTTTACTCGGTCGGACGCGAGTGCATCAACAGGTAGATAGATGCCAGGGTCCCCCCTACTGAACCAGAATGGGAGAGGTGTATATGTTGGATCAGGAAGTGCCGTCGAAAATTGTGGAAAATTCGTCATATTACGCTGTAACATCTTATTGACAAGATTGAGTTTTTCTAGAGGTGTGTAGAAATCATCGAGGACCTCGAGAAGTTGCCCGTCAATTTGTTCAACCCGTGATCCACCAACATCAATCGTTGCTTCCTGAACGAGAGCATTTCCGAGAGAGTTGGTCCATGTAAATTGCGGGCCTACAAATGTTTTTCCCATTGTTGTTGCAAGCCTTTTGGCGGTACCTTGAGCTGTAAAAATATCAGGCATTGTTGTTACTAAATAAATTCTACCGACAAGATGGCCCTTTCTAGGAAGAGTTATAACAGCCTTTGATCCAAATGTGGGATTTGTATCAAAATCGAGACGAACCCACTGGGTCGTAAATCTTCCTGCACGAATTAAAACCTTTGAAAAAAACTCAATCTTTGGTTGACCTTTCGGAGGAAGAAGTCTTGAATTCTGTATTCCACTGTGAAGAACCCGCAGAAGCGAGGCTACCATTTCTATAATATGTAAATTCCTTATTTTAGACGCCTATTGTAGAAATGGGCGCCATTATAAGTTTTATAAAAGGAGCGAACAAAACCTTACTTGTAATATCTGTTCTAATATTTATAGTATCATTAATAATTCTAACTACTGTAACATGGAGTATTACAGGAGAAGTATTTGGATCTGCAGTTCCACCAGAAGATGATGACTTGTATGATGCTTCTACTAATTTTATATTATTAGTATTTATATGGACGATATTTTTTCCAGCAATTGTTATATCTGGAATTTTATCTATAGTACTTTCTATACCCTTACTACTTTTTTATTTTAGTTCTTCACCAGTAAAGGGATAAACCTTTAGCATAAAAAATAACCCTTAATTAAAGGAAATGGGATTTATTACAGATCTGCGTCTTGCAACTATGATATCTTTAGGAGCTGTATGTTTAGTTATTATAATTACAGTTTATATAATAGCATTATCAACACCTGAAAATACACCAAAAAGAGAAACATACAATAATCTTAGTTCATTTTCTTTTTATATAATATTACCAACTGCATTTGGATTTTTTATTTTAGCATTTGCGTACTGGACGTATATGACACAGAGTGTTAAAAATGTAGGGGTGGCGGCAACGAAGGCGCGGGTGGCGACGACGCAGCGGGTGGCGACGACGCGTGCGTTGTCAGGCGTTAATCCTCAAAAATAGGATTCGCTAATCCATTTTCAAATCTCATCCAGTTAATTGCATTACAAAATACTTTAATTTCCCAAGAGGCATCTAGAATTCCTCCAGGAGGTTTAATATCAAGAGTGATTCTTAGAGAATTTGCACGAGATGCATTTATAGATCCTGTAGGCTGGTGAATTCCAGGAATTTCGGCAAAGGAAAGACCATACACATAATTGGAATAAGCAGAATATCCTCCTTGATGCTTCGATGCAATTTGTTGTCTAAAATATTGCTCTTCACCCTCTATAAGTGTAATTCCATTCACTTGAATTTTTGCGTAAACTAGAAGCGGTTTTGTCATAAATTTAGGATCACTTCCCACCGGCCACTCCGTCTCCAATTTGTCCGTCCAATTTAACCATTCATTATTTAATGATACACCCTTACGACGTATAAACCATATAATTTCCTCTATAGGATGATTAGCCTCTATAGGTAATTGTATTGTAATTAAATTCTCAGCACTTTTACTAATTGCATACTTTATCGGTTCATCAAAATAAAAGGTCTGTAGTTCTCTATGAAGAACCTCATATGGCTTTCTTAAAAGTGTCTGACGATAATCACCATCAAGAATTGCCCCCGATGTAATAAGAGCAATCGATTCAAATGAAGGTATTGTTGGAATCGTTGGAATTTTTACAATTGTGCCATTCTTTTCAGTAAATGAAATTACAGTATTAATCGGCACAGATGTACATGAATCTCTGTATCCCCGTATCTGTCTAACAACCTCTGAAAAGGGTCTAAGAGTGATATGTAAACGAACACTACCCTCCTTTACTGAAATAAGAGAAAGTGCCTCTTGATACCTAACACGTCCAAAAAAAAGATGTAAGGGGCAATGAATATAACCATCCTCCGTTGGAAAGGCACGAGGAGTCGGTAGGGGACCATTTGATAATCCGATTTGTTTAAGAAATGTTAAAGGAAGATATGCTAAATGATCGTAGGAAATTCCAACCTGCGTATTACTATCCTCTGAGAGAAGAGTCCATGCTCTTATAAAGTCCCCATCAACCGTCTCCAAGGTTTTCCCGTTAATCTCAAGTTCAGCACTGGCAATACATGATGCACCAAGACCATTTGCATATTCCCATGCCTCTGATACATCTGTGTATCTATATTCGCCCGCCGCAAGCATGTTTAAAGTTCTTTTATCGAGCCAATGGCCGAGTTTTATTTGTAGGGCTGCGCCGTATATGAGATCACCGACGAGGAGAGATCCGATATCAAATGTGAATCGCTGACCGAATTCAGCCGGACCTCGAAACAGAATTGTCTGAATTTGCGGAGTAAATGCAACAACTCTTCGCTCTCTTGCTCTAAAAAAACGGGTTGTCTCCGAATTAAGTGGATACAAATAATTCTCTTGGGCGTCACGATCCGTGAGATCCAATAGTGTTGTTATTGTTCCTAGAGGCTGTTTACTCATTCTATATTATGATGTTAATTGCTAAACTTAAAATACCCCCGCCCCTTCTCAACAGTATAGAGAGCCCATGATTCTATAACAACCATCACTTCAACAACCTGTGTTAAAAACGGTTGATCTAGATTCGGTGGACGAATATGAAAATAAAAGACTGGTTTCTCTGCTGTTGAAAAGTTTATCGATCCCTCTGGCACCCGTTCATCCGTTGGAAGATTCGCCCCCAAATCCCAATTCATCTCTCCAATTGCAAAACCAGGATCACGATCCTCTTTTGCAAAAGGTACAAGAGTATTCCATATGGCCGGTCCTGCCAGAGATTCACGATCTCGCGCCGCAATTAAAAAGGTAACATCCTGATAATAGGGATTTTTATAGGATGATGTGGCCCAGCGACGCCCCCGCTGTAAATCATCACGTGTTCTAAAAAACCAGAATATACGACTAGCCGTATGATTCGCATCAAGATCTCTGACAAATCCTGGAAAGGACGCAGTTGCCTCGTTCGCTCCCGCATAATCAAGCCCACCAAAGGTTATCTCATTTTCATAAAAGATAGAATATGGTATCTCATGTTCGGTATCCATCATACCCCTCTGCGAATCAGGATCCAAATAAACATGACGTGTCTCCAGAAATATTTGCGGTTTTCCAATAAGTTCTCTTGGAAGAGGAGCAATAGTATAAGATGAGTTATCTGGCCTCGACACCCTAAATGCATTAAGCTTCCAAGGTGCTGGATTGACTACTGTATAGTCGGAACATTCCACAATTTCTTCTAATGGTCTCAACGTAAGTTTCAAACGAAATGCCTGTTGTTTCATGGCAATTGATGGAGTTCCCCCCCTCCCTCCAATCATTGGCAGTGTTAAACGAAGACTTCCAGGAGTTGCTTGACGTGAAAGTGATATAGGAGAACCTGATACATCAGTCATACCTGTAAGAGAATTATCGAGATAGGCCGAGTTTAAGGATCCGCGAGAAAGTCGTGAAGCCCAAAGCGTATCCCCACTGAATTCTTGCAGAAGAATTTTATCTTGATAAATCTGAATATTTGAGAAGAGAAAATAGGCGATTCCACGAGTGTAGCCATAGCCCTCCCCAGAACTTCCTAAAATAGAATATCCAGATTCCTGATTCAGACCCGCTTCAACTGCCGGTAACCATGTAGGAAGATTAATCGTCAATGTTGTTTCAAGGAAAATGTCTCCCGCAATATCAAACTCAAATTCACAAGAACGTCCGAAATCAACCGCGTTTAACGGGACAGTACGCCGAAGTTCATTTACAAATCCTGGTCCACGTTCATATCGCGATTCAAAGGGATTTACTGTATCGGTAAATCCAGAACCAATAAAATATAGATCTTTATTTCCTCTCGCAAGGGTCTCATAAAGAGCACCT